TTTACCGTTGAAGTCTTTCGGGGTGCTGCTGGACGAAGACTTAGTTCCATCGAGTGTCATGATCTCTGCTGTAAGATTGCACAGATCGTCGTCGTTGGCGGTGTCAGACGAAGTGCCCTTATCAGTCTCAGTAACCTTACGGATGACAGAATCAGACGATGCAAGTCAGGACAGTGGTGGGTAGATAATCCGCAACGTGGTCTTGCAAATAACAGTGCTTGCTACACAGAGAAGCCTGACTTCCCAGCCTTTTTAGATGAGTGGAAAAGTTTATATGAGTCCTACTCAGGAGAACGCGGCATGTTCAGCAGAGTTGCTAGTCAAAAGCAAGCTGCAAGAAATGAGCGACGAGATGCTACCTATGATTTTGGAACTAATCCGTGCTCGGAGATCATCCTCAGACCTTACCAGTTCTGCAATCTATCGGAGGTTGTTGTCAGGGAAACCGATAGTCTCGCAGACCTCAAACGAAAAGTACGTGTTGCGACTATCCTTGGAACTCTACAGGCTACGCTGACAGACTTCCGTTATCTGCGTAAGATATGGAAGACTAACACGGAAGAGGAGGCGTTACTCGGTGTATCGTTGACAGGGATTATGGATCATCCAGTCCTGTCTGGGAGGGAAGACAATGTTAAACTTAAGAAGTGGCTTACCGCGATGCGCGAAGAAGCTATTGCGGCTAACAAAGAATGGGCTGATAGACTTGGGATTAATACTTCTGCTGCTATTACTGCTGTTAAGCCCTCCGGTACTGTCAGCCAGCTTGTGGATTCTGCTTCAGGGATTCACCCGCGATACGCGCAGTACTACATTCGTCGCGTAAGGGCTAGCAAGAACGATCCGTTATGTGCCGTGCTGGAGGCTGCTGGCGTGCCTGTGGAGGACGATGTGATGTCACCCAGTACCAAGGTATTCAGCTTCGTTCAGAAGGCTCCTGACGGCGCTGTGACAGCCTCAGAGATGGGTGCTATGGAGCAGTTAGAACTGTGGGAGATCTATCAGGACTACTGGTGCGAACATAAACCGTCGATGACTTGTTACTACAGGGATCACGAGTTCTTGGAGGTTGGACAGTGGCTGTACAATAAGTTCGATAAGATCAGCGGTATCAGTTTCTTACCGTACAGCGAACACACGTACCAGCAAGCACCGTATGAGCCAATAGATAAGCAGACTTATCTGAAGCTCAGAAAAGAAATCCCAACCGTTATCGACTGGGACATTCGTGAGGAGGATGACAGGACTGAAGGGTCACAGCAGTTAGCTTGTACAGGTAACAACTGCGAGCTTTAGTCGAACTCTTCTTCAAGGTAAGGCTGTGCTGCTCTCATAAACGGCAGCCACCTTACCCCTTTACCTTCAAAGAAAAGATCATCTATATCTTTTTCGTTAAACAAACCAGCAGCTACATCACCAGCAACGTCTTCTGCCATGTTTAATGGAGCAGGGAAAAAAGCTTTTATGGCTGCTTTAGCATCTCCTTTTGCAAGCTTCTCTAAAGTATATGTACTTTGCGTATTAACCGTAGCGACTCCTAGCATAAAGTCTACAAAATATTTTTCCATTTCGTCCGTATCAAAGGCGCTCCGCTGTCCTTTGATGGGCTGACGTAGTTCATTTAGTAGTGTGTTACCCCCACCTACAATAACAAGGTAAGCTGCTGCATTTTTTACAGCATCTGCTTTTAACTTATCGTTGTTTTGTTTGACACCTTCCTTCCAAGTTTCAAACACAAGACGCTTCACTTGTTGTAGTTGTTTTAAACCAAACGTCCTCAACATATATAGAAGTCTTCCATTAGGATGGTCTAAGTACCACTTAGGCATTTGCGCTAAGTCTGTTGGTTGAAGCTTTGCCAGCTCAGCGGCTGCAAACTCACGAACACGGTCTGTCTTTTTGTTAGTCAATAAATCTTTTCTAAGCTTTCCAAGCTCTTGACCCGTAAACAACCAGTCGTAATCACGCATTAATGATCCGTCAGCCGCCATTTGTCTACCGCGTTGAACAGCCGCGTTCAGTGTTATCGTCTTACCAGCAATGTCTGCTCCTCTAAAACCAGATGCCTTAAAAGTAAAATCAGATGCTTTATTAAAACGTCTGTTCCACTTTGAAGCACCCTCTCTTAAAAACTCACCTGACGCTTGATTTATAAGCCCAACATCTCCAACGCCGACACGAATACCGTCTCGCTTTAGCATGTTAACAAGCGCAGCGCCGGTGTTATCCGCACCGAAGTTAACGACAGTGTTGGAAACATCTCCAAAGTTAAGCAACGCACTGTAAGGGTTTCCTATCGTCCCCATGTAAGCTGCTTTTCTTATGTTAGATAATACACCTGACGGGCCTTGTGTACCTCTCACAATTAATGAGCGCATTAGCTCATCAGCAGTCTGCACAACACCGGGATTAGCCCCCTCTTCTTCAAGCGCTTTTCTTAACTGAACAAAAGATGCAGAACCTTCTTCAACCTCTTTCTTTATTTGAGCAGCCTGCTCTGGTTTTTTAACGATTCTATTTGTAATGTTTTCAAGCTTAAAGTTTTTATGCAACTGAATAACTGCCTCATCGTGCGCAAGCTTGTCCCGCATAACAATAATTGGGTTTTCATAATCAGCCGCTTCACCCTCTGTTAAGTACCCGCGCTTTCTTTCCATCATGTTTTCATCAACAGCATTTCTAGGCATGTTTCGCCTGTTAAACAATGCAGCTTGATTGCTTTGTGCTAACGTTCTTGACGGAACGTAAAGAGGATCTATAGGAACACCTTTAAAAACAAACTTTCTGTATTCATCTGCTTGCTTTGTTCTAATTCGAAGGAGTGTTCTAAGACCATCCATTTGATCTTTGTTTAATATCTTTTTTAAATCTGAAAACTCTTTTCGCCTAACCGCACCGTCTAAGTTTGAGTTAGAAAAGTTTAATATTTTTTGTTTTATTGGGCCAGTGTCTGCCTCTAACGCTTTAGCAAACGACTGAACTTGAGGGGTGTTAAAGACAGTATCAAAATCCTGCTGCTGTCTAGCCATGTTAGTAGCCATTCTCTGAAAGTTTCCGCCAGCTTTCTGTCCTATTCTTCTTTTAGCCACCTCAACCAAAGGCTCAAGCTTGTCTTCATAAAAATCTCTAAAGAATCCACGACTTACCCTAGCAGCATCTTCCGTTACAAACTCTCCGCTTATTTTAGCTCGCTGTCGTAGCTCCTCAATCGTTTTATTTCTATAGTCTAAATCTAATCTGCGCTGTCCTGCTTTCATTTCAGACTGCATTATTCGACTTATAGGGACTCCAACTTCGTCAGCCATTTCACGGTAAACCTGTGTTATTTCAGTGCCTTCAGGCATTCTACCGTTTTGATTATAAAAACGTATAACAGCTTGATCCGCTGCCTGCTGTGAAGCGTCAACAACATCAGTGCCTATAGTTCTATCTGCACCTGTTCTAAGTCTTTGTAATTTTGCTTCTTCTGCAAGGATTGCTTCTTGAACAGATCGCTCGATTGCTTGCGCGCGTCCTACTGCTCTACCTGCCAAACCTCCAAGACCGCCTCCTAGAGCAACAGCACCAACAGCCAAAGGTTCTTGAGCAATATCTGCTACGTTTTCCAATCTAGAAGCAACGTCTCCTTCACCCTCAAAAAAAGAATAAGTGGCTATCTCTGCTCCTGTTAGCCCGGCTTGTCTAGAAGCGCCTCCAACAAACGAAGAACCCACGCCTAAAGTTTTTGCTAAACGCGCAGAAGGTAGAAACCCGGCAGCAATTCGAATCCCTAAATCTAAAACAGGAAGATCTTCTGCAAACTCTTCCTGTATCCTTCGCGTGTCTTCAAGAACAGATTCATAATCTGCACCCGTTAAACCAGCAATAGCCCAAGATTGTGCTTCGTCTCCCAAAACACCGACAGTAACAGCTTCTAAAGCAGCAGAGCCTGCGCCTCTTATTTCTTCTGTTATGTCTTCGTAATCAAAAACTTTTTTATCTACAGCAGTTTTTAATGTTTGTATCTTTTCTATTAAGTCTTCTCTTCCTTGATCTTCTGCGGCTTTTAAAAGAGTAGAAAGTTGTTGTGATTGATCTTTGCTGACTTTATATTCTACCTGCTCTTTGCTAAACTCTTGTTCATAAATGCGACCCTCTCTTGACATAATATCAACTTGGTCATCATCAGATGAAAGCAGAGCGTCTATCTTTACAATAAGATCATCACGACCCTGCTTTTCAGCGACCTTTTTAAGATTGTATAGATCGTTTATATTAGAAAAACTAAGAGCCATCGACTCCTCCAAGCAACTCAGAAGTTAATGCTTTTATTGCCGCATCCATGTCTATATCTTCATCTTCTTTTTTTGTTTTACCTTTTACGGCTGCGTCAGCCATTGAAGCAGGATCTCCTCCAGTCGAAAGAAATCTATCCTTAACTCTTTTGGCTGCAATAGCCTCAGCCTGTTTAACCTCATCCTCGTCATCGTAGTCAAAATTATTTTCCTCCATGACAGCATCAAGTTCAGCCGCAACGTAAAAGTTAAGGAGTGCGGCGTTAGGCTGTTGTTTAGCTAATGAAGTAACTGCGTTTAAAACAGCAGCATTTTTTGCAGTTCCGCTAGGTAGATTTTTTATTTTAGCTATCATTGCCTCATTTAAACCAAGGTCTGTTAGCTCTTCGTCCGTATAATCAAATGTTGCGTTTTTAGCATTTTCTTTTGCAGTTGTAACACGAGCTTCGTTTAATTCTTGCTGCTCCTTTGTAGTGTCATAAACATAACCATATTCTTCACCATGCTTTTCTGTAAACTGCTCTTTTGTTTCTCCATTAGACAAAGATTTGTTAGCCTCTAAAGTCAAAGAATTTATTTTTGCTGTTTCTCTTTCGTAGTTTACAGTAAGCCTGCGTTTTTCTGCTGCATCTAAAGCTTGTCTTACTCTTCCTTCAGGGACATTGTTATCTCGTGCTAGTTGCAAAGCTGTTTTTCTTGACTGCTCTACCATTTCATCTGTAGTTTCTGGATTGGATATTTGAGTGACAAGAGCTTCAATACCTTGCGCTGCTCCTTGCTGCAAAGTCTCTCTTTCTAATTGACTTCCTTTTAGTGCAAGCTCTATATTTCCTGTTCTAGCACCCTCTTGCTGTAACACACGCGCTTGTTGAATGGGAGAGCCTGACATAAGCTCCTCCATCATAGCGTCGCGGCGCTTTTTCTCAGCAGCCAGCGCAGGAGCCTGTCCAATTGCACCGCCTAACTCAAACAAACCCTGACCGTAACTGGGCTGTGTCAGCGAGGCTAAAAATGATTGTCCGAAACGTGCCATTACTCTTCTCCTTAGCCGAATATACTGCCAAACAAACCGCCTAGTCCTTCAACGGCTCCGCCGAGAACGTCACCTAAACCGCCGTAGCTGTCCGTTGGCGTAGCCAGTCCGGTTAACAAACCAGTACCGAGTTGTCCCATCAGGTTTGCCTGTCCCAGTCCTGCACCCAGAAGCGCTTCAAGTCCACCCATAGATGCTTCACCGAACAGACCCGCACCGTAAAGTTGACCGCGTTGTGCTAGCTGTGGGAACAACTGAGATGCTTGTTGTACGTTAAGCAACTGAGCCTGTGGAACGTAAGCACCGCCTAGCGCACCCAGTCCTCGCTGTTGCTGTGCAGCTAACAGTGCTTGATCCTGCGCTGACAACTGTGAACCCAGTCCAGTAAACGCCTGTGCAAGCCTTCCTTGTTGCATCTGTTCTGCCTGCGCCTGCTGTATTGCAGACAACGCAGCTTGATTACGTGCTTCTTCTTGTGCTTGAGACAGCGCCATCTGCTCAGGCGTACCGCCAAACATCGCTGTGCGTACACCTAAACGACCCTGACCTGCAAGCCGCTCTTCAAGTGCAAGACGTTGACGTTGCTCTTCAGGCGACTGAACAGCGCGGATACGCTCGTAGACTTCTGCTTCGCGGTCTGCGGTAGGCATTCCAGCAGAACCCATGAACTCTTCACCAAGCCCGAACGCTTGTCTTCCAGCTTGACGACCCATCATCTGTCCGTAAATAGGGGCACCAAATGTTTCTTTAGCTTCGCGCATCAGCATGCCTTGAATGGCTTGTTCGCGCGGAGAAAGGCCCATAGTAGCAGTAACGCCACCGCCTTCTGTTGGGGTAACACCAAACGTACCACCCGTTGTAGACGTTACGGTGAACGGTTGAAACTGTGTTTGCTCAAGACCTTGCTGTGCAATTCCAAGTGCGCCTTGCTGTGCGGCTGTACCTATATCGCCTAAACGGTTGTACGCGCTAGTAACAGCAGCAGCGCCACCAACGCCAGAAGCAAGACCGCCTAACAATCCAAGACTTTTTAAAAAATCTGAAAGTTGCGTTCCTCCGCCTTGAGGAGTCATAACATCAGGGTAACCAAGATCATCCATAATGTCTAAATTAGAATCTGCCATTAGTAAGTACCTCCGTCAATCGTTCCAGTAGACAGCGTACCTGTAAACGTCAAAGCAGGTATCGTCACAGTGCCAGTAAACGTAGGGCTGGCTGTGTCTGCTTTGGTAGCAATCGCTGTAGAAATGTTATCGAACTCTGTTTCAAACTCTGAGCCGCGAATGATCTTACCACTGTCTCCAGAAGGCAAGGAATCCTTAGCAGCAAAGTCGGTTGTCTTTGTATAATTGCTCATAGAACTTTACCTAATAGTGCTAATACGTTAATCTCTTGTAGAGACAAAGGAAAACCATTGATGTCTGATTCCAGACCAATAGTAATGACAGTGCCGTCTCCGGTTGTATTAACAACACGACGACTGGTGAGTTCACCGCCTGTAAACTCTGCGACGTTAAACTCAGATACGCCGTAGTAACCGGGATTCTGATTACCTACGGTGTATTCTTGGCTCTTATAATACGTTTCAAAGTCGTAAGCCCACTTCAGAAAAACGGTTGCGCTGTTTGCACCTACCAGAGTCGGTCTTATTTTCTTTAGTATCTTTAGCCTAGACGGATCACCGAATGTCAAGCCGGGACTGTAATACTTAAAACGGTACGCGCTGCCGTTGTCTGAATAGTTTGAGTATGTTCCAACACCGTCAGCAGTGCCTATGTACAGTGTGCCGTCGCTGTGCCGCGTGAAACATTTGTAAGAACTAGAGGGCCATCTTGTTACTCTGTAAGAGCCGTTATCAAGCGTACCGCGAAGATCGAAACAGTACACAGTTTGCTGATCGGGGAACGCAATAAGATAGAAATAGTTTTCTGGGCTGTATACAGAACACGTAGGCTCTGTGCGGTTTTGAATTAACGAAATCAAGTCTTGTTTGATGTTACGGCTTAGGTCTGTCAGCGGCATTGACTTTTCTTGGATGGTTCTTCCAAAGCTGCGTAAGCCTGAGTGAGACATAAACAGTACATCTGTACCGATATGTTGAACGCTGTTGCGACAGATGCAACCAACACCTGCAACCGTATCGGCTAACGACATAGAGGCTGGTGAGTCAGCGTTTTGGTAAACAAGGATGCTGTGATTACCAAATATGATTAACAAATTGTTGTGTGCAGCTAGTGCGCGTACTTCGTCAAACCCATCCGTCCACGCTTTAGATACGTCAATAGATCCGCTTGAGCCACCGCTAAAGTCAGTACCGTTAAGCAAGTCAGACCAATAGATAACATTAGCGTCAGTGGCGTTATCGACTACCCAGAGTCTTCCGTAAGCTGCGAGTGCTTCGTGACACTTCAAAGTTGATGCAGTAGCTGTACCATTAGCTACAGTAAATGTACGAAGACCTGTAGCGTTGTCGTACACTAACGGATCGTAACCGCGCTGGAAGAAGTACGCTTTGTCGTTGAAGTTTACAATCTTCCAGTTGTTCTGTGTGATTGTGTAGGACGCTGGCGTTTCGTCAACAAGTGTCGTAGTGCCTGACAGTATCTTGTTATTGCCTGTGGTGAAGATAACATTGTTACCAGCACTGTCGTAAAAGTGGTGCATACGCTGAACGTAAGCAGAGCCTAGTTCAGTTTTGTCTGTTGTTATAACGTCATTTCCTTTACGCGCTGCGATTCGTCCACGCTTGTCAATGACGGCGTTATCAGCGATCTCAGCAAATGACGGGTCTTGCGCTAGTGGAGAATCTTCAGTGTTGATTCCCTTAAACGCAGGAGCGACTAGATTGATACTCTGAAGTGGTTGAGCCATTACGGTGTGTACCAAATAGTTTCGTCAGGGTGCTTCTGAGCATCCAGAGCGATAGCATCAGACAAGTACTTATCTGCAATACCAAAGTATTCTGGAGCAGACGTACCACCAGTTTCTCCGCGTTCTCGTGCAAGCAACGCAATAGCTAAATGTATAACAGGCATTGACGGTATCAACAATGTATCTACATCTGCGCTGAGATCGTCGTTACGGAAGATGCAGTTAAAACGTATTGTGTAAACGCC